ATGATGGGCGTGTGATGACTCCCCAGGGCCCAGCCCTCACCACGATCGACGAACCCACCCGCGAGCGACTACGCGCCGCCCTCACCTCGACCGACCTGCATCTCGTGCATGGCTTCGGTGACGCCGAAGTCCCCGGCGAGGGGGAAACCTGCACGTACGCCGAGATCATGCTGGTCCTGACCGGCCGCCTGAGCGAGGAGCCTCACCCGTGCGTCTCCGAGGTGATCCGGGTTTGGACGATCCGAATCCAGGATGCGATGCCCGACGACATCCGTAACAGTGCCGCCTGGCGTGAGGCCGCGATCGGAATCGCCGGTAGCGCGTCGACCCCCGAGGTCGACAATGCGCGTTGGGGCCTGGTGCTCGACTGGATGTGGAACGCACTCGGCGACGAGGCGGTCCTGGCCGCCATCCCGAGCGACGGCTCTCGCTCGGCGTGGAACGCCATGCTGACCGAGCGGGCCGCCGACCCGGACGCCCTCTACCCCGCCAACCTCGCCCGCGCCGCTGGCGCCGCCAACTTCGCCGCCAGCCACGGCGGCGACTTCGACGCCTACGTCGCCACCGCCGCCGATGCCGTCATCAGCGCCGGCCGCGCCGCTGCCTTCGGTGCCGCTCCCCGCGCCGCCGTCGTCCACGCCTACTGGACCCGCCGAGACCCGCCTGGCACCCTGGCCGCGCTCATCGCCCTTGGAGTGACCCCGTGATAATTCCCCAGGGATTCCCCCTCATGATCCATCCAGTGACCGACTCTGCCGAGCTGTACCTGGTGGTCGGCTGGCAGGACGACGCCGTCGGCGGCTACTACATCCCGATCGTGGTGCCGGTCGGCGGCCGGGCCAAAAACGAACTCAGCCTGTACGACGGAACCCCCTGGCGGGTCGCCGATTCGACGGTGACGTCATGATCGACCCGAAGCCTGTCGCGACCCTCGACGGGGCGATGGGCATCCTCGCCCACTCGGCGCTGATCCGGCTGTGGATCAACGACCAGGACGGCCTCGGCTGCTGCCATATCTGCCACGTCTTCACAGAGGTGCCGGGATGACCGTCTCCCACCAGGACGTCCTGGCCGTGATCGACGCAGAGGTGTGCCACGAGTGCGCCAACTGGACCACCGACGCACTGAAGGCCGTCGTTGAGCTGTGCATCGTGCGCATGGTGCCGGGCGGGATCGTGCAGCCGTCGGAGATCCTCGACGTGGTCGCCCGGGAGCTGGGACTCACCACCGACCCGGAAGTTGGCCGGGCGATCGAACGGGCGTTGACGAGGATCGATTACCGGCTGATCCGGCCGGACGGGGCCGTCATCTGGTCGGCCATCGGGGTGACCCCCGAGGGCTACGCCCCCTATCCACCGGTGCAATGGAACGGATCGGGGGACTGGATTTACCCGCCGTGGCGGTATGAGCAGCAGCTCCCCGGCGGCGAGTGGGAACTGATCGAGGAGCGGACGGCATGATCGACGAATGTCCGCACGCCGAGGCGCACGAGCCGCACATCTTCGGTCGGTTGCTGACCGACGGAGATGAGCTTGTCCTTGGGGCACCACTGTCGTGCGGCGGGATGACCGGGACGGAGGCGGCGCTCGCGCGGGACCCGGAACTGATGGCAAGGATCGACCGGAGAACCGAGAACAACGTGGACGGCCGCAGCGGAAAGAGGAGCCGCAGTGATCGTCGATAAGCTGATGGATGCGATCCAGCGCCGCCAAGACCGGTATGTGACCGAGTCGCACATCCGCGAGCTGGCACCGATGCTCAGCACGCCCAGCAACGTCCAGGACGTCTTTGACGCACTGCGGGTCGTCGTGCTGATGTGCCGTTTGTCGATGGTGCCGGCCCACGATGGCACGCTGGTCGACGCCGACGATCTCGCGCCATCGGCCGTCCTCGACGCGATCGAACAATCGTTGGGGGCGTCATGAGCCACGAACCGCCCGCACCGCGCACCTCCTCCGTCGATGCGCTCTTGAGGCTTGTCGACGAGTACGCGGCCGACGTCGCGGACGCGGGCTCGCCGATTTCGATCATGGGCGACCGGATGTTGGTCGAGAAGGCCATCGTCCGGTTGTGGGTCGAGGCCGCCGAGCTGGCCGCCCGGGTTACGTCCGAGGGGATCGCGGCCGAGCTCCAGAAGCGCATCCCGGACTACGGGTCGACCGTGGAGCACGCCAAATGGCAGGCGGCGTGGCGCGATGCGGCGCGGATCGCGCTGGAGTGGACCGACCCCGAGGAGGAATCGTGATTCGGCGACCGTCCGGCCATGGTCACGGGCTCGACGGGCCCGCCTGCAAGGAGCGGGTCGAGGACCCGGACCCACCGAGGGCCCGCTGGCGGATGTGCTTCCTGTGCGGCCGGGTCACCCGGCGTCTCGACGGCGACGGAATCGCCTGGTGTGGGGGGGTGCTGCCGTGACCGACGATCCGCGTACGCCGCCCGGTGGCCTCGCCATCGACCAGCCGCTACGCTGCCCCAGCTGCGACCATCTGACCTCCGACCACTGGCCGGACGGAAGTCAGCGAGGATCGTCCGGCTGCTTCGTCACCTTCGGGGGCCAGCTGTGCTCATGTTCGCTCGACCCGGAGGCCATCGTGGCTGCCGTCGTGCTGAACCGGATCGAGAAAGTCGTCGAGACCGGCGTCGCCCCCCCGCTGCCGCGCACCAGTGTCGTCACCGCTGTCTCCGCCGATCTGGACGCGATGCCGCTGAAGCCGGGCGGTGTCACCCGGAGCCTGCGGGCGCTCGCCATGTACCTCGCCGAGGCTGTCGACGCGCACGGGGCGGCGGAGAACCCGTCGACGACGGCAAGGCTCGCCCAGGAACTGCGTACCGTGCTCGGTGAGATCGCCCGCCAGGACACGACGGAGGACGACGATGTGGCCAGCTTCGCCCAGACGCTCGGCACACCGGAACGAGGGAGAACCGATGGACAGCTGGAAGAAGTCGACCCGCTGTAACTCAGGCGCGTGCGTCGAGGTCTGGTCCGGGGAGTATGTCGTCGCCGTCCGGGACAGTCGAGGCGAGGAAGGCCCGCTGCTGGTCTTCTGGGCCACCGACTGGCGGGCCTTCCTCGCCGGCCTCGACGCGATAGGATCGGCTCGCTGAGGGAAAACCGTGGTCCACATTCCTCCCCCCCAAATGAGGGGACTACGTGTCCGCCGTGCTGAAGATCCGGACTATCCGGCGGCAGGTACCGAAGCCGGCTCGGCCCCCGGGTCGTAGCGGAACTTCCCAGGTCCGCGTCGGGGGCTCCATAGCGGGATGGCGCAGTTGGTAGCGCGACGGGCTCATAACCCGTAGGTCGCCTGTTCGAGTCAGGCTCCCGCCTCCGGCAGATGGGGCAGTGGGCAGCCCGCCCCGGCGTAGGGCCGGGGAGGTCGTCGGTTCGAATCCGGCTCTGCTGACGCTGGGAAGGCACGCCCCAGACACGAAATGCCCCCCACGCCTGCCGCGTCGGGGGGCATTTCGTGTGATCTACCGTTGGGTATGACCACCCTCGCCGCCGTCAAGCGCGCCGGCTGCCAGCCGCGCTTCGGCACTCCCCGGACCCCGTCCCGCCCGACCCTCGGCGGCCGGGTCGCGGAGGTCGCCGACCGGCTCGGCAAACCGCTGATGCCTTGGCAGCGACAGCTGGTGGACACTGCCCTCGAGATCGACGAGAGAACGGGACTTCTCGCCTATTCCGAGGTAAACCTGATAGTGCCCCGACAAAACGGGAAATCGGAACTAATCCTTCCCCTGATGACGCACCGGTGCATGGGCTTCACGCCCGACCTGGTCGACTGGGTAAGGTGGGAATTGGCCTGGAAAGTCCCCATTCCGGGCCCGCAAAGGGCGCTATACCTGGCTCAAACGGCCGACGATGCCCGCAAAAAGTGGCGCCAACTGCACCTTTCCCGCCTTTTGGCGAGCAAGTACACCAAAAACGCGTTTACGGCCACTTTGACCCAGAACAAAGAGGCATTTGTCTGGAACAACGGGTCGATCTGGTCGCCGGGTGCGACGACCAGCAAGACCGGCGGCACCGGCGACTCGCTCGACCTCGGCGTGATCGACGAGGCATGGTCGCACCGGACCAACCGGATCGAGACGGGCCTCCGGCCGACGATGCTGACCCGGCCCTGGTCGCAGATGTGGGTCGTGTCGATGGTGCCCGGGATCAGCCGGGTCCTGCCCCACGAGTGGGGCTACCTGAAGGCGAAGATGGTCGCCGGCCGGGCCAGGGTCGACGCAGGCATGCGTACCGGCGTCTGCTACGTCGAATATTCCGCCGAAGATGGGGCAGATCCGGCAGATCCGGTCACCTGGTGGTCGACGATGCCGGCGCTCGGGCACATCATCAGCGAGCAGCGGGTCCGCGACGACTTCGAGTCCTGGCGGGACTCCGGTCGGGTCGTCGACTTCTGCGCCGAATACCTGTCGATCGCGCCGACCAGCAGCACCGCCCGTTGGCAGGTGATCGGCGAGAACGTCTGGAACAACCGGATCGATCAGGTGTCCCAGCCGATCGACCCGATCGCGATCGGGGTCGCCTCCACCAACCAGCGGTCGAAGACCTCCGTCGGGATGGCGGCGCTACGCGCGGACGGCAACGTCCACCTGGAGCTCCTGGACCGGATCCCGGGGGTCGACGGGATCGTCGACGTCCTGATGGAGCTGCTCGAGGACCATGACATCTGCTCGATCACCATCGACCCGGCCGGGCCGGAGGCATCCGTCCTGGACAACCTGCGTGCCCGGATGAAGGAGAAGGGCTACACCGTCCCGGTGTTCACCCCGACGTTGCGGGAGATGTGCGCGGCGACCGCCCGGGTCTATGACGCGACCGGCCAGAAAGATCCGGACAGCGACACCAGCGAAGAGCCGACCGTCTGGGTCAGCCACCTCGGCCAGCGGGAGTTGGACCGGGCCGCCTCCGCTGCCAAGAAGTACCTCGTCGGGGACGTCTGGCGGTGGGATTTCGCCGGCCCCGTCGATCCGATACGCGCGGTCACAGCCGGTTGGTGGGGCGGAATCCGGTCGCAGTGGGCAGGCGCCGGGTACGATATCCGGCTCTCGCTCGGCTGATACGAGATCATCAGGGCCTACGATGGGCACCAACATCATGCTGTCCGAGGAGGCCATCGTGACATGGTGAGCATCCCGAGCTGGCTGGGCGGCAAGAAGAAGCGCGAATTCCAGGGCATCCTGCCGGACGGCACCATTCCCGCGCGCGGCTTCAGCCGACAGGGCGCCGTCATGGTCAACGACGCGACCGCCCTCCGGCACTCCGCCGTCTGGGCCTGCCTCCGGCTCCGCGCCGACCAGATGGCCAGCTTCCCGGTGCACATCTACCGGGACGTCGACGGCATCCCGGTCGAATGGAAGAACAAGCCGCCGGTCTTCGTCACCCCCGGCGGCAGCCACTGGTCGTGGAAGCAGTGGCTCTGGGCCAGCCAGCACGGGCTCGACGCGACCGGCAACGTCGTCGGGTTGATCACCGAGGTGAACGCGCTCGGCCTGCCGTCCAGGATCGACCTACAGCCGGCGAGGGCTGTCACGATCATCCTGCCGAAGGGAAAGACGGAGCCGATCTACAAGATCGACAACGTCGAGTACGCGGCCAACAAGGTCTGGCACGAACGACAGTTCCCCGTCCCCGGCCTGCCGGTCGGCCTCTCACCGATCGCCCACGCGGCCCTGTCCATCGGTGAGTACTTGTCCGAGCAGGAGTTTGCGCTCGACTGGTTCGGTGGCGGCGGGGTGCCGAAACTGTCGATGCGGAACTCGGCGAAGCAGCTCAAGCCGGACGAGGTCATCACCGCGAAGCAGTGGTACCGGGACGTGATCCAGAACGGCGACCCGCTCGTGATGGGCAACGACTGGGAGTTCAAACTGCTCTCCGGCGTTGACGCGGGCATCTCCTGGCTCGAGGCCCGCAAGTATGGTCTCGCGGACGTCTGTCGGTTCTTCGGCTGCCCGGCCGACCTGATCGACGCCTCCGCCCCAGGGGCTGGTGGCATGATCACCTACCAGACGACCCCGCAGCGCAACCTGCAATTCCTGATCATGAACATGCGGCCGGCGGTCGAATGGCGCCAGGCGGCCCTGTCCGACGGGCTGCTGCCGACCAACCGGTACATGAAGTTCGACACCAGCGTGCTGCTCGACCTGGACCCGATGACGAAGTCGCAACTGGAGCATGAGCAGATCATCAACCGGACGGCGACGCCGACCGAGATCCGCCGTCTTCGCGGCCTGCCGCCATTCACCCAGGAGCAGAAGAACGAGTTCATCGAGCTGTTCGGTGTTCCGTCCGTGAAGCAGCTGGCGCAGAAGGTGGCCGGGCAGGACCGCCCTGACGAGCATCGGCGTGATGACGTCCGGGACACTCTCGAGGACTGGCTGTACGGCGCGACGCCGCGTTCGCCCGTTCCGATCGGAGACGACCAGGCATGAGTATCCACACCGATCGACTGACCGGCCGGCTCGTTCGTACCGTCAGGCGGTTCCAAGCCCTTGGCCGGGGCGGCAACATCCAGCTGACCGACAATGATCTGCTGGACAACAGGCTGCCCTGGTTCGAGGTGGTCAACGCGGCCGGCGAAGGGTCGGACGCTCCACAGGATCCGGGTGGTGCTGGCACGACCGGTCCGGCGACCGTCTACATCTTCGAGGAGATCGGCGGGTCGATGGGCATCGACGCCAGCGAGCTCGCCAAGGAGATCGACCAGATCCAGTCGAACCAGATCAACGTGCGGATCAACTCCGGCGGAGGGTCGGTCACCGGCGCCGTCACGATCCACTCGGCGCTGCTGCACCACCCGGCGATCGTCACCAGCTACATCGACGGCATCGCCGCGTCGGCCGCCTCCGTCATCGCGATGGCCGCGACCCCCTACGACGAGACGACCGGGCTGGGTGGCGTCCGAGTGATGCCCGGCGGCCAGTTGATGCTGCACGACGCATCGATGATGGAGGATGGCAATGCCGCCGATCACGCCGCCGCGTCCACGTTCCTCAGCCGGCAGTCGGACAACCTGGCCGGGATGTACGCCCGCCGAGCTGGTGGCACGTCTGAGGAATGGCGCCAGCACATGCTCGCCGAGACTTGGTGTTTCGCTGACGAAGCCGTCGCTATGGGGCTGGCCGATCGGGTCGAAGCACCGCCGATCTCGGCCGGAGAAACTCCTGAGCTGACCGAGCGGATGTCCAAGGTCCACGACCTGGGCCGGTTCTGCTACCGGGGCCGGCGAGGTGTCCCGGTGCGTTTCGCCGACGGTACCGGCTCCGGCGGGAACGCGCAGGTGCGGGAGCGGACGCCGAAGCTGCCAGCCGGCACCGACGCCGGTCCCGACTTCGTGGGTGCCGGCGCGATGCGCGGAGAGGCGACCGAACATCGGGCGCACGCGATGGCCCAGGAGGGCCGCAACATCCCGGTGCTGCGGACCTCGGACCGGTTCCGGTCCTGCCTCCGGTCAGCTCGGGAGGAGATGCCGGCCGAGCTCGGTCCCGCACGTCGGGCGGCGTTCGCCAGCGAGCTTCGGGTCGCTGCGACCGTGAACCGCAACGGCCGGGACCTGACTCACCTGCATGGATGCGCCAGCGTGTACGGCAAGGAGTCCGGCTACGAGATGTGGGACACCTTCGGGCCCTACAAGGAGTGGGTGAACCCGTTCGCCGGTCGGCGCTCATTGGCCGCCAACCCGAACGTCGCCTTCCTGGCCAACCATGGCGGTATCGCGATGGCCCGGACGTTCAACGGAACCCTCGAGCTGTCCGAGAACTCCCAGGAGCTCGTCGACCACGCGTACGTCAACCAGGAGCGGGACGACGTCCGGGACCTGGTTGTCGCCATCTCCGACGGGGACGTGGTCGAGCAGAGCTTCGCCTTCATGATCGACGTCGGAGAGTGGTCGGACAACTTCGAAGAGTTCTGCATCCGGCAGTACGACATCAACCGGGGAGACGTGTCCGCCGTGAACTTCGGGGCGAACCCATTCACGTCGATCTCTGCTCGTGGTCAGCAGATCGTGGCCGACGTCGACCGGATGCCGGTCGGTCTTGCCCGTGCCGCCTACGAACGGCTGAGCCGGCGCACCGACGTGACGGCCGTCCGCGCCTTGTCCGCGTTCCAGGTCGCCGAGCTTGTCGTGGAAGCCTCGCCGGAGGTTGTTGATCGTCATGCCGCGCATGGGCGTAGGATCACCCATATCGAGGCTCTGCTGGGTGACGACGACTGAGCCAGTGACCGTTCGACTCGGTCGAGCGTTATCCATCAGTCTCGATAGCTTTACGCGGACGGTGCCCGGCGGTCATACCGAGTCCCGGCAACCAAGGCGCATGCCGGTAGTCAGACCGGACTGGCGGTCAGACCAGATAGCGCGGACGTGGCAAGCGCGGAAGCAGGTGAACTACAACCCTGCTACCGAAGGAACGTCATGGCTCCGACCATTGATGAGCTACTCCTCTCGATCGATGTGGAGGAGCAGCAGGCAGAGAAGTCCATCCAGCGGTCCCGCGCCGAGGCGAAGGCAATCCTCGCCAAGGCCAAGAATGAGGGCCGCCCGAACCTGACCGTCGACGAGGACGAAGACGTCGAGAACGCCCTCAAGGCGGAAGCTCGCGGCAAGATCGACCTCGAAGGCATCCGGCACAAGAAGGCACGCGCGCTGTCGATCAAGAAGTCTGAGGACGAAAACGACCTCGACCTGCTCGACCGTCGCAGCGACCCGGTCACCGCCGGCTCCCGCAAGCCCGCCTACGACCAGGTTGCCCGGGTCGGCCAGGAAGAGCGGACCTACCACCGGGGCAACACCCGGGGAGGTGGCCTGTTCCTGCGCGACGTGGTCAAGCAGTTCCTGTACCGGGACATGGAGTCGGAAATGCGGCTCTCCCGGCACATGCAGGAGGAGCGCGTCGAGCGTGGCCAGTACCTCGAGCGTGCAGCCGGCACCGGCGCCTTCGCCGGCCTGACCGTCCCTCAGTACCTCACCGAGATGTACGCGCCAGCGGTCGCGGTGATGCGTCCATTTGCGGACATCTGTACCAAGCACGAATTGCCCGAGTCGGGCATGACTGTCAATATCTCCCGGATCACCACTGCCACCTCGGTCGGGCTCCAGGCGACGGAGAACACGGCGGTGTCCGAGACCAACATCGACGACACTCTGCTCACTGAGAACGTGCAGACCGCCGCCGGCCAGCAGACCCTGTCCCGCCAGGCGATCGAGCGTGGCACCGGCGTCGAGGACATCACCATGGGTGACCTCTACCGCCGCTACGCGACCACCCTGGACAACACGCTGATCAACCAGGCGGTCACCGGCCTGATGGCGGTCTCCTCCGTGCAGACCTACACCACCGGCGCGCCGACGACCCCGCTGCTCTACGGCCAGATGGTCCAGGGAGCCTCCTCGATCGAAGGCGTGCTGCTCGGGTTCGGCGTTCCCGACTTCGTGGTCATGCACTCCCGGCGCTGGTACAGCATGCTCGACGCAGTCGGCCCGAACTGGCCGATGATCGACGGCGCGGGCGCGGACACGATGGCGCTCGGTACCAGCAACAACACCCGGTACGGCGCGGGCGTGCGTGGCACCCTCAAGAACGGCCTCGGGGTCTGCGTCGACAACAACATCGCGACCAACACCGGTGCGGGCACCAACCAGGACACCGTCTTCGTGGTCCCTCACGACGAGTGCCACCTCTGGGAGGACCCGAACGCGCCGGTCTTCCTGCGGGCGGAGCAGGCGGCAGTCGCCAACCTCGGCGTGCTGCTCGTGCTCTACGGCTACTTCGCCTACACCTTCCGTCGCTTCACCAACGCGACCGTCGGCATCGCCGGCACCGGTCTCACCCCGCCGCTGTTCAACGGGGCGTGATCCAGATGGCAGACGCGAAGACGTCCGCTGCCGACAAGGCGGCAGCGGACCGGGCGGCGACCGAACAGGCAGCCGCCGACGACGCCGCCGCCCGCAAGGAAGCGGCTGCGGCCGTCGAAGCGGCGAAGGCCGCCGAGGACGACGAGGTGACCCGGGTCAACTGGGCCGCCCGCGACGCACAGGCGGCCGAGGAGGCTGCCCGGCCGACCACGAAGGCACTTTCGCTCGCGAAGACCCTGGAAGGTTTCGTGGACACCAACGGCCAGGAAGTCTTCGACGAGGCGCTGTCCCTGCTCGGAGGCCGCCAGGAAGCGGCCGACGTGCGCGACGAGGAGGACCGGAAGGTCGCCGGCCGTCAGCGTCGGGAAGCGGTCAAGGACCGGGGAGTGGCGCCGGCCGGGCGTACCACGCCGGAACGGAAGGCGGGCTGACCCGTGACCACCACCCAGATCAAGCGGACCCAGGCGGCGCACGTCTTCCCGGCGTCCACCGTCAGCGTCGTCAACGCGACTCCCGGCATCACCGACTCGGCGAACGGCTTTGGCCAGCTCGACGTCGGTAGCAATGTCACGACGACCAGCACCGCCGGACTGAAGATCAACTCGGTGACCAACCCGGGTGCTGCCGTGATGAGCGGCAACGCCTCCGCGTCCACCGGACCGCAGGCG